CGACCTGTCCTCGTCCAACCAGGGGTGGCAGTACCTCGATGACTGGCCTCCGACCAACCCCAGCACGGCGAATGACGCCGACCACGTTACGCAGGCTGCGGGGGATGTCTCGAATAGCGTCGTGGTCAACATGCAGAACACCGCCGAGACGACCATCTGGGGAGCGGTGGCGGTTGCCGGTCTGAAGTCAGACGCCGCCTCCCCGGCGAACTCCGCCTTCACGGAGGCGGTCTACTCCGACTCATTCACGACCAGTCTCTACAGCGGTGACATGTCGGAGTCGACCGCGCACTACCGCACCGCTGTCCTGACCACTGCCAAGCTCGACACCCTCACCGAGTTCAACGGACTCCAGATGCGGGTGGGAGCAGCGACCGATTCTACCCCGGACCCGGAGTGGCTCGCCGTGATGGTCCAGTACGCCGTCCCCGAGGCGACCGCCGCTGCTTTCGTTCGCACCTTCGACCCTCTCCCGTTCATCGGGCGAGGAAGAAGTCTGTAATGGCGAGGCAAGGACCTAAGATGGTTCACCAGATGAAGGAGGTCTGACGTGGCTAGGCAATATCTGCAAGACGGTCCGTTCATCGACCCGCAGGTGGCAAACGGCTCGGCGCTCGTCGCGACCACCATCGAGTCGCTCTGGGTGGGTGACCAGTACACGCCCATCTTCGCCAACGACCCGAAGGCGGGGAAGATATACGTGGTGGAGGCCGGCGGCACCATGACCTGGGCGGGCACCGGCACGCTCATCATCACGCCGCTGTACGGCGGGACGGGCGGCGTCGCCCTGGGTCCGACCGTGACCGCCGTAACGACCCCCGGCACCGCAACCGCCGTCCCGTGGTATCTGCGCTTCAACCTCGTGTTCCGGACCATCGGCGCGGCGGGTGCGAACTCGACCTGCATCGGGACGGGCTTCCTGGTCACGGGAACGGACGGCGCTGCCGACTCGTCGGTCAACGTGACGTTCGGCGGCACCTCGGCGTCGGTGGACGCGACCCTGAACAAGGACATCACCATCCGCAAGACGCTCTCGGTGGCGGGGTTGTTCACGACGCAGTACGCATACATCTACTCGCTGAACTAGACCGCCGGGGGGGCCTAGGGGATGCCGTTCCGGCCGAGTCTTCCGGGTCCTGGCCCGCTCCTGCCCGCTCGTCGCACACGCCCCCTGGGCTTCCTCCTGGTCGTCTTCAGCGCTGCCCTGGAGACAGACAGCGCCGAGGCCCTCTCCAAGCGCAAGACGAAGGCGTTCACCGAGGCGACCGAGGTCGACTCCAGCGAGGCCCTGTCTAAGCGCAAGACTAAGGCGTTCATCAACGCCTCCGAGACTGAGGCGGCGGGGAACCTCCGTGCGTTCCTTAGGAGCGCGACCGAGACCGACTCCGCTCAAGCGATGGGCAAGCGGAAGGTCCGCACCCTCGGTGTGGCGACGGAAACGGATGCCGCCGAAGCGGTCTCCAAGCGCAAGGTCAGGGCCCTCGTCGCTCCTACCGAGTCCGACCTGGCGGTCGGTTGGGAGCCCTCGTACTCGCGCGCGAACGAGGTCGACAGCGCCGAGGCGATAGCCAAGCGGAAGGTCAAGGCGTTCGCGCAAGCGGCCGAGACCGACTCGGCCGAGGTCCTCTCCAGGCGCAAGACCAAGGTCTTCACGAACCCGAGCGAGTCGGGCACTGCCGAGGCCCTCTCCAAGCGGAAGACGAAAGCGTTCATCAGCGCGGCCGAGACCGACTCGGCCCGCGGGCTGTTCCCGAACTACCAGGAGGCTGCGGAGACCGATTCCGCCCAGGCGCTGTCGAAGACCAAGAGGAAGGTGTACGCCGAGGGGTCCGAGGTCGACAGCGCCGAGGCCATCACCCGCGGGGTGGTCGTTTACACGGTAGCTACCGAGACGGACAGCGCCCAGGCTTTGTCCAAGACTAAGAGGAAGGCGTACACCCAGGCCACCGAGTCCGATAGCGCCCTCTACCTCAACGACCTCCGCGAATACTTCATCGCGAACGAGACGGACGCGGCTCAGGCCCTGACCCGACGCAAGGTCCGTTCCTACACGAACGCGGGTGAGACGGATTCGGCCCAAGCGCTCACCCGTCACTGGATTGTCTCCGCCGCCACCGAGGGTGATTCCGCAGCGAGCCTCACGGCCAGCAGGGTCCGGGCCTACACGCAAGCGGCCGAGGTGGATGGGGCGTTCCGTATCGGGCCACCTCCTTTGCAGCGGACCATCGAGACCGATACCGCGCAGGCGCTCTCCCGTCGGAAGGTCAAGGCGTTCACCAACGCGAGTGAGGCGGACTCCGCCGTCGCCATCGCTGCCGGAGAGAGCCGTCCCTACTCGAACCCGACCGAGGCGGATGCTGCGCAGCGCATCAAGACTTACGGTTACCCGCGCAACCTGCAAGCCGCCGTTATCAGCGACGACCAGATAAACCTGTCGTGGAACGACGTGAACGGTGCGGCGGCTTACCAGTTGGAGCGCGACGGGCTCATCATCGCCATCATCATGGCCCCCACGAACGCCTACTCGGACACCGGCTTGGACCCAAACACGGAGTATGACTACCGCGTGCGAACGCTGGTGAGCGTATGAGGGACGTGACCAAGCCCTTCTACCGCATCTTCTACGACGACGGCTCCACCTACGACGGGGCGGTGGAGGAAGCGCCCTGCGAGGGAGTCATCATCGTCGTGCAGGACGACTCGGACGTGGGCCGCGAGGTCCTGCACATGAAGGACTACTACTACTGGGAGCACATGCGCTGGTGGGGCGCCGACCGTTGGGGCATGGAGGACTACCTGCGCCGCCCGGGTTGGAAGAAGGTCTGCGCCGGTCGGAACACGCTGCCTGCGAACTACTCGGCGCTGTACGACCGGGCGAACCAGGACCCCGACTTCGCTACCAAGTCCGCCTTCAACTTGACCGAAGGGCGGAAGCGGTGAATCTGCGCGGCGCCGTCATCATCGGCTACCGGCGCGATGGGCGCCCCATCCCCGCCATCTCGGGTGGGGCCAACGTGTTCGCGGTCACGCAGCGGGCCTACCGCTTCTACGCCGAAGGCACCGAGACAGGGGCCGTGGCGCTGGCTGCGGAGAACACGGCCTACGACCTGACCGTGACCGCCACGGTTCAGTTGCAGCTGCGTGTCGGGGTGCAGGAGTCGGGACAGGGCTCCATCTCGGGTGCGACCACCGACGACTATCAGCTTCAGGTCCGCAAGAACGCCGGGGCGTACCAAGACGTCACCACGTCCTCCACCATCGTCAAGGGGTACGACAGCAGCAACCTGACAGACGCCGCGGCGACTACGAACCGTTTGTCGGCGGGCACGGGCTCCTTCCTCGCGGGTGAGATTGGCGACGTTGATGGGCTCATCACCGACTGGCAACTGACCGCGAACAACCACTCCGAGTTGCTCTACACCATCGAGGTCGTCCGGGCCGACGTGGCGGACAACGACACGTTGGAGTTCCGCGTTCTGCTCAACGGCGGCACCTTCGCCGCGTACACCGTCACCCCGACCTTGACCGTGGACGAGGTATGGCGCATCACCCACACGAACGCCTCGGAGACCGATTCCGCCCACCTCATCGTGAAGCGGCTGGCTTCGGCTACGGAGGCCGACACGGCCCGTCGCATCACCCCGAGCATCGGTAGGGGTCTGGAGGCCGACACGGCACAGGCCCTGACCGCGCGCCGGGTCAGGACGTTCACGAACGCGTCGGAGGTCGACTCGTCCGGCGTGTTGGTCGGCCCCGAGGTGGAGTTCACTGTCGCCGCGGAGGCTGACTCGGCCCATGCTATCGCTGGCTACTTCGCCTCGGAGTGGGGGCCGGTCGTCTCAGCTACCACCCAGGCTGGCGTGTTCGCGTACGGCGTCGCGTCGGAGGTCGACAGCGCGCAACCACTGACGCGGCGGAAGGTAGTCACTTACGGGGCGGCTTCTGAGACCGATGCCGCGCAAGGGTTCTCAGCGAGGAAGGTGCGGTCGTTCGGGGTGGCTTTCGAGTCCGACGTGGCCGTCGGGTGGGAGCCGTCATATAGCCGAGCCATCGAAGTCGACAGCGCGCACGGGCTCACGGTGGTTAGGCGCCGCGCGTTCACGCAGTCGACTGAAACGGACACAGCACACATCCTGACGCTTGGGCTCCGCGTCGCCGCTGAGACCGACACGGCGCAGCCCCTGGGGGTTCGCAGGGTCAAGACGTTCGGGGTCGCTGCCGAGAGCGACCAGGCGCTCGGCTGGACGCTTGCGGTTGGTCGCGCCGTCGAGGCCGACTCGGCCGGGACGTTCGGCAAGAGGAAGGTCAAGTCCTACGGCGTCGCGAATGAGAGCGATGCGGCAGCGCAACTCACGGTGGTCCAGGGCCGCGCCTTCTCGGAGGCGCAGGAGTCCGATACGGCTCGCCGGATTACGCCGAGCTACGGGCGGGGACTGGAGGCGGATTCGGCCGCCAGTGTTACCCCTCAGAAGACCAGGTCGCTCGGGGTTGCCAGCGAGACCGACCAGGCCGTAGGGCTGGAGCCTTCGTACGCTGTCGCGAGCGAAACGGACACAGCGCAGCCCCTGGTCGTCCGTAGGGTCAAGGCGTTCACCGGGGCGAGCGAGTCCGACTCGGCTCGGGCGTTCGCCAAGACGAAGGCGTTCGCGCAAGCGGCCGAGGCGGACACCGCCGAGCCTCTGTCCAAGCGCAAGGTCCGGTCCTACGGCCCAGTCGTCGAGGCTGACTCCAGCCATAGCGTCACCCCACAGCGAGTCCGGTCCTTCGGGGTGGCGTCTGAGACCGATGCCGCGATAGGGCTGGAGCCCTCCTACGCGCCCGCCTCGGAAGCCGACACGGCCGGGTCTCTGGGCAAGCGCAAGGTGCGCTCCTTCGCTGCGGCGTTGGAGTCCGACCTGGCGGTCGGCTGGGAGCCGTCCTACTCGCGGGCGGGCGAGACGGACTCTGCGGGGACCTTCCAGGCCGCCAAGGTGCGGTCCTTCTTCGCCTCGCTGGAGTCCGACCTGACGTACGCCTTCGTCGGGCGCGTGTGGCCCTTCACGGCCGCCTTCGAGGTCGACACGGCACTGCCCTTGCAGTTCATCGAGGTGAATCCTGATGTGGTCGGGATACCGGCCCTGAGCGACCAGACGGCGGAGCACCTGGCCCTGGCAGGGGCGCCGTTGGGGCTGCCAGCGAAGAAGGACTCCCTGGTGAGCGTGCCCTAAGTCCCCCGTAGGAAGGAGGATGACTGCATGACCCATACGGTGACCCAGGACATCGCTTCGACCTCGGAGATGTTCGCCGGGGAGGACAAGGTCATCGAGTTCACGGTGAAGGACTCTGCGGACGTGGTGGTCAACATCACGGGCTGGGTCTTCGAGTTCGAGGTGCGCCTGACCCCCTACAACGCGAATATCGTTCTGGCTAAGACTGGGCTCACTCCGTCCGATGCGCCGAACGGGAAGGTGCAGGTGCCGCTGGCTAGTAACGACACCAAGAACCTGAAGGCGGGCACCTACCACTACGGGCTCGCGCGGACGAACTCCGGGGCCTACGATGTCGTCGCCGAGGGCGAGTTCGTGTTGCGCAAGGCGGCGGTACACGCATGAGAAGGGAGCATCCATGGCGTTCCTGTTGACCGTTACGGGGAACAACCCAGTAGCCGGGGCCGAGGTGGCACACACCTTGACCGAGGACCTGAACAAGCTCATCGCAGTGCGGTTCACCCTGGTGACGAGTGCGGTCGCTGCCAACCGGACCGTGACCATCATCGTCGACGATGGGACCTCGGTCCTGTGGCGGAAGACGTCTCCGGCCGTTCAGACCGCGAGTCTCACCCGCTCCTACGTGTTTCTGCGCGACATCACCGATGCTGGTGGGTTCGACGGGAACGGGGATATGTACCTCGCGCTTCCTGCGGACCTTCCGCTGGCGGCGGCCTCGCGCGTGAGGACCAGCACGGCCCTGATAGACGTGGGCGACAACTACGGTGCTCCGCTGCTGCACCTAGCGCAGGGAACGGAGCGAGACCAGGTCGAGTTCACGCTATGACCTTCGAGTACAGCGGCGACCCGTCCAGCACGACCAAGGACACCGTCCGCTTCCTCATCGGTGACACCAACGACCAGGACCAGCAGCTTCAGGACGAGGAGATTGACTGGCTCCTCCTCCAGCATCCGAACGTCTTCCTGGCCGCCGCCCTGGGGGCCGAGAACATCGCGTCGCAGTACGCTCGCCAGACCACGAAGTCGGTGGGGGGTCTCTCGGTCTCCTACGGGGAGCGACAGACGCACTACTCCCAGTTGGCTGCGGCGCTCCGAGCGGAAGCCGAGCGGACCGGGGCTACTCCGACCCCCATCTCGCTCGGGATGTCCAAGGGTGCCAAGGATTCGCGGACGGAGGATGAGGACCTCAACCTCACGCCGCTGTCCATCGGGATGCACGACAACCCAGGCACAGGGGCGAGTAACGGGTGACGTACGACCCGACCTTCGACGAGTTCATGCCGCTGACCGTCAGTTGGTATCCCTTCAACGCGCGGGACAACTACGGTGAGGCGTCCTACGCGGCCACGGCCACGGCCGTGAAGTGTCGCGTCGAGCCGAGTACGAAGGTCATCCGGACCCCGACGGGGGAGGAGAAGATAACCTCCGCCACGCTGTACATCTCGGGGGTGAAGGGCATCTCACCGAAGGACCGCCTCGTACTGCCGGACGGGACCACTCCTCCCATCCTGCGGGTCGACAAGCACTACGACGAAGATGGAGAACACCATGAAGTCGTATTCCTCGCGTGACCTCGCTTATCTAGCGGGAATCCTGGATGAGAGGGGGGTGCCTGTCGACGAACGGCAGGCATACTGACCTTGCCTGAGTTCGACGTACGGATGCAGGGACTGGAGGTCCTCCGCGGGGGGCTGGAGGACATGCCCGCCGACTTCAAGCGCGCGGTCAGCGGCGCGCTGTTCAGGGAGGTCAACGACATCTTCAACGAGTCGCAGCGGCAGGTGCCGGTCGAGTTCAACACGCTGCGCTCCTCCGGGACCATCAACCCTCCTGTCTGGACGGGCTATCGGGCCGAGGCGTCCATCGGCTACGGCGGCGCGGCCTCGGAGTACGCCATCTACGTCCACGAGATTCTGGAGAACCGGCATGCTCCGCCGACCAAGGCTAAGTACCTGGAGGGGCCAGCGCTCGCGGCGATGGCAGGGATGGCCGACCGGCTCGCGGCGCGCGTGCGGGCGGCGATGGGCTGATGGCCCTGCTCGATGCCCTCGGGGCATTCCTCGTCACGGAGGGAGTCGGGACCCTGGGGACCAACATCTTCCTGGGCCTGATGCCGGACACCCCGGACGAGTGCGTGGTCCTGTACGAGTACGGCGGCGGGGCGCCGGGCCAGGTGTTCGGCAGCGACAACGCCACGCCATGGGAGTCCAGTTCGGTCCAGGTCATGGCTCGGTCGGCGACCTATGCTGCTGCCCGTACGAAGGCCCGAGCCGCCTACGCGGCCCTCCAGAAGGTGGCGAACGAGACCCTGAGCGGCATCTCCTTCCTGCGGGTGGACCCGGTCCAGTCGCCGTTCTTCGTCCAGCGGGACGAGAACCGGAGGGTCTACTTCTCGGCGAACTACCGGGTCATGGCCGATGAGTGAGAAGGACGTCCTCCTGGGACTCCTCCTATCGGTGCAAGCCTCGGTGGAAGCGGCCATCAAGGCGCTCCGGGACAGCGAGCCTGCTTCCAACGAGTTCCTCGACGACCAGGGGAACTGCCTGCATCCCTCGGTGCGGACTATCTCGACGATGGGAGGGGAAGCTAGTGTCCGAGTCTGCCTCTCCTGTGGAGAGCAAGCCTGACCCGTACGGAGAAGCTGGGCTGGTCCAGTGGAGCCCGCGCTGCTGGCGCTGCGGACGGACCTTGGCCGAGTATCTGACGTCTCCCTGGTCGCTTCGGTGTCGCCGATGCGGCGCGACCAACCGGGCGGGTCAGGTCCCCCCCACGCCCTAGCCTGGACCGCAGTACACATGGCGCGTCCCTTTAGCGGACCCGGTGCCCTGCGCGGTCCAACACGGACCCAGCGGCAAGCCGGTTCCGCCATGGGGTTGGAGGAGGAGCCGGATGCCGAAGTTCCGAGCCGAGCAGCGGTTCGAGTACACGACCGACGAGGCGACCAAGAGCGTCTCCGCCGGAGACATCATCGAGGACCTTCCCGCAGAGACCGCCGCTGAGTTGCTGAAGGGCGGCGTGGTGAGCAAGGTCAGCGGAGCCAAGAGCAAGGACGGTGACGGCTGATGCCTACGTTCAGGCATGGCAAGACGACCCGCCTGTTCTTCGACCAGTACGACCTCTCGTCGATGTTCCGTAGTGCCGGGGTAGCAGTTCCGGTCGACGTGGCGGAGACGAGCGCTTTCGGGACGCAGGCGAAGACCTACGTCACGGGGATGAAGGGCGGGACCATCTCGTCCGAGGGGATGTTCTCGGGTGGGGCAGGCGAAGTGGACGTGGTCCTGGCGGGCATCCTCGGAGCGGAGGCCAAGTCCAACCTCATCGTTGCTCAGGACGGTGGGGCAACCCTCGGTCGTAGGTGCTGGATGGGCCAGGTCACCGGGACCAACTACCAGGTGTCCTCGCCCGTGTCGGACATCGTGAGCGTCACCGCGGACTTCCAGGTGGACTCCGGGGTCGACTTCGGCTACCTGCTGCATGGTGCGACCCAGGAGACCGCGACGGTGAACTCGACCAGCGTGGATTGGGGTGCGGCGAGCACAACCTCGGTCGGTGGGGCGCTGTTCATGTGTATGTATGCGAACAACCGAGATGCCGGGTCGGCCATCGTCAAGCTCATGGACTCGGCCGACAACTCTGCGTTCGCGGACGTGACGGGTGGGGCGTTCTCCAGCGTTGGCTTCGGAGCGCTCTCGACCCAGCGCATCCAGCTTCTGACCTCGACCTCGGTCCGTCGCTACACGCGGAGCACTATCACGGTCACTGGTGGGACCACTGGCGGCTACACGTTCATCTTCGGGTTCGCCAAGAGGTTCTAGGGATGCCAACCGGGCTCGTAGCGCGTGATGATGGTCTTCGCGAAGGCGACGAGGTCTTCGACGCGTTGCCCGTACGGCTGGTGCGGTCGAATCCACAGTTCCAGGTTTCGCCCGGAAGGTTGTTCTTCCGGGGTTGGGACGTAGGGGGTCCGATGAGGCTTGCCCTCGATTGCGTGCTTCCTCGTCGCGTGTCCAGACAGATACCTGACGGGGCTCCGTCGGTATCGGTGGGAGGGTCGTTTGGGGATGACTTGGCCGCAGCCGCACTGGCAGGTCGTCATGCTCGCGATGTTGCCACCTTGAATAGAGGGGAGTGACCTACAACGCCTACGTTTCGTCACGGCAAGAACGCGGTCATCAAGTTGGGAACGGTCGGGGCTCCGACAGTGGTAACGGACATCTCGAACGCGTGCAGGAGCGTGGGTTTCCCCCGCCCTGTGGACGTCGCCGAGACGAGTGCGTTCGGCACTCAGGCCAAGACGTACGTGACCGGGATGCAGGGCTCCACCATCTCCATCGAGGGTGAGTTCGACGCAACGGTGGACGCGCACCTGTCCGCCCTGCTCGGCTCCGAGATAGCGGTGGCGTGGCAGTACGGGCCGGAGTCCGCGACCTCGACGCGCATCCGGTACAGCCAGGACGGCACGGGGACCCCCATCAAGGGGGCCATCGTGACGAACTACCAGGTGTCCTCGCCCGTAAGCGACATGGTGTCCTTCACCCTGGACCTTCAGGTCTCGGGAGTCGTGACGCGTGACACCTGGCCGTAAGCCGAATGCGTCAATCGAAGGGGGGAACAGAGATGACGGAGTCACTACGCGAACGCATCCTGGCGACGCAGGACATCACGTCCGAACTCGTGGAGGTGCCGGAGTGGGGGGTAACCGTGCAGGTGCGGTCCATGACCGCACGCGAGCGGTCCCAGGCCATCAAGGCATGGAGCGGGGACGACGACCGCGTGGACCTGGAGCAGTTGTATCCGGTGCTCCTGGTTCAGACGGTCTTCGACCCGGAGACGGGCGAGCGGGTCTTCCAGCCAGAGGACGTCGACACGCTGAACACGAAGAACTCGGCGGCGCTGGAGCGCCTCGCCGTCGTGGCGGTGAGACTCAGCGGCATGGACCAGAAGGCAGTGGACGAAGCCGCCAAGCGGTTTCCTGAAGAACCCGGAGCATAGGTTCGTCTTCGACTTGGCGGACCGTCTCGGGATGACGGTAGAGGGGCTGCTGGACCAGATGTCTTCACGGGAACTCACGGAATGGGCGGGGTACTGGAAGATACGGTCCTGGGAAGCAGACCAAGAGCGCAGTCGGGGCCGCTAGGTGCTCGCGTTCGAGGTCGTCGCCAACTTCACGGCCGACACCGGGAGCTTCGTCCGGGGTGTTCAGGCGGCTCAGGCCAGCGAGCGCGGCTTCAACGAGGAGGTCGGTGAGTCCTCTGTACGTCTCAAGGGGTTGGCCGTGGCGACGGATGACGCCGGGGACGAGTTCCTGCAACTTGCGGGAAGCGCTGGGATAGCGCGAGCGGCTCTCGCCAACCTTCAACGCGACATGCTTCACTCCGACCTGATACGGGCGGGCGGCATCTTCGGTGGCCTCGGTCCTCCGGGCAAGGGCGTGGCGACGGATGTCGGGTCCTTCTTCCGGCAGGTCCAGACGGCCGCCGCGGGCCTCCTCGGGGCGATGCTGCTCATCTCTCCGACAGTCAACGCCATCATCGCGGGCCTAGTCTCGGTCGTAGCCCTGCTGACCTCGGCGGTCGTCGTCGCCGCGGCTGTCGCTGCGGGGTTCC